TGAATCTTGCGAGCCATCTGAATGTTGTTGCATCGCGCAATCTCTTTCTCAAGTGCTTTAGTTGGAGTCTTTTCATACTCTTGTTTCGCCTGCAACATCTTCTTCTTATAGATGGTTCGATCCTTATAGATCTTATCCATCAACTCAGGGAGAAACCCACGCTTATCCTTCCGATACATTGAACCGTTAGCACAAACAGCATTGTCACTATACAGTTCGAAGTTTATTTCCTCATTAAGGATTCGGTCAACTGTTGCCGCTGGGTGTCGTTCCTCCAGTAGCGTCTCTGGGGAAATATTGTACTGCATAATAAGGTGAGGGTAGAGACTATTAAGGTCAAAACTAACCACCCAATCATACTTTCCTGGAATCGGTTCCTTGACATATGCACCTGCATACTTGGAGTCTTTATCCGAACGAACGATAGGAGGAATAACAATATTCCTCTTCTTCAGATAGTTGTAGATGATAGTATCCCACATACGAACTTGTGAGAACACATCAGCATAGTTCGCTTTCGCGTCATATGCCATAACGATAGCAAGTTCAATGAGTTTCATCTTGTCTTCCATACGGTCAACAAGTTCCACGTCAATGATGTTGTATTCTACAAACTTCTGCCATCCGTTAGTATAGAAGTCTTTGAACGTATCAAACTCGGAGTGATCCAGTTTCTTCTGCCCAAGTTCTACGCTGGCAATGTAGTCCAGACGATAAGACTCTTGTGCTTTGTACGTAAACTTCTTATAAAGATTTAGATAATCAAGTTGGGTAACACCACCAACATCATAAGAAATGTGTTTACGTCCAGCAATGTATGTTTCCTTTTCAGTAACAAGTCCCCAGGGAGACATACGCTTCATCAACTTTTCACCAAGGATCCTGTCAATACGTCGCACCAAGTACGGCATATCATACAGTTCACTGTTCCAACCAGTGATAACCTCAGGAGTATTATCCTCAATCATCCACCAGTTGATGAAGTCATTCAGGAGTTCATACTCTGTAGAGAAACCTTTATAGATGACGTTCTGCTGTTTGTTATTGAAGGGTCCTTGACCCCAGGTGCGAATCTGTTTGGTAGTGTAGTCCTGCACTGTGATGAGCAAGACTTCCTCTGCAGCAGACTCAACGTCAGGGAATCCATTCTCAGACTTGACCTCAATATCAATAGTAGAGATTTTGATCTTTGTAGTATCAAACTTGATCTCTTCTTCAGGATACTTCTCAGAAATATACTGATAGATGTACCTGTCGTTTCCGTAGATCTTGAAGTTTTCTACGCCATCATATCGTTTGATAAACTCACGACAGTCACGAACAGTTCCAGGTTCAACAGTTTCAACACATTCGCCCTCAAGAGTTTTGTACTTTGTTTTCTTTTTAGAGGGCACAAAAAGAGTCGGGTAAAACTTCTCTCGGGTTGCGAAATGACGACCATTTTCGTAACCGCGAACAAGGAAGTGGTCCCCGACCATTTGAACGTTCGTATAAAAGCGCATTATGCAGTTAGTTCTAGATACTTAGCAATTACTGATTGTTTTGGATCTGCGATGGTCAGAATATCTTCTGCTCTCATCATCAGTTCTTCTTGTTCTGTGGCACCATTTGCCCAGGGTTCCATACGGTCTTCACTGTAGAAGCGATATGGTTTGATCAACTTGCAGTTTGGATCACCCAGTTCGGCATCAACCTCCACTACCTCAGAGATAATAACATTATCTACATCAAGAAGCAAGCACTTGATATCCTTATCCATTTAGTTTTTCCTCATAAAGTTTGACGACATCTTCAACAGGTTCGACTACAGTGACAACGGAGTCCTTAGGGACAAGAATGTTCTCATCTTTAGAAAGAAGAATCCAAGACGACATTGTAATTTCTACACTAGTCCTGTCCTCATCTTCCTCCATAAACATGGGTCTGGTTGCCACGACAACATGAGGTTTGTTAAAAATGTACCCATGAGTCTCTTCACCTCTGACCAACTCTTTTGTGTCAGCGATGATCTGATCTCCAGACTTAAGCAGTACCAGTTTGATAGACATAATATGTATTAACCTCCAAGTATTCTATCAAGAAAAAAGAGGGGCGTCAACTGGATTGTGCCAGTTGCCCCTCTGCGGCGACGATATTCAGTTTTATTTATGGATTTGAAATGATCTTAGAATCATGTTGAGGTCCCATGGTATCTCCACCCCAATCATTTCCAACACTAGTTGGTGGAACATCATTTAACCATTTCTGCACAGATATAAAACATCCACCATCACCACAACTGCAACCACCATGCCAGTCATTACGATGTACATATATTGAATCACCAACAGAATCACTTTCTGGAGTAAGAATAGTCTTACCAGAATGCCTAAATGTCATACCATGAATAGCAACCTCAAAACTATCTACATTTGGATGTATATGATCAGGAATAACAACGTTTGGTTCAGCAATAAACAGTTGAGTTTGAAATTGTCCTTCTCTATGAAGAACAAATCCAATAACACCGTCAGCAAAACTTAGGTTATTTTTTATAACTGACCAAGGAGAAAGATTAACATTATTAACCACCCATTTTAAATATTCTTCTAGATCGGATCTAGGATTAAATTTTTGGATGTTTACTATACGCATATTGACTAAAGATAATCTTTCCTTTGATGATGATCTGGGACAACTTTCCCTAAGTCAACAGTCAGTAACCCATCCTCAAATACAACTGATCTAACTTCCGTTTCATCTGAGAGTGTCCAAGTTCTGGTGAAAGATCTCTG